TAAAACAAGGCGCGAGGTTGCTTATCAATTAGGTATAAATTTTAAAATTTTACCAAAATTACCGCTAGAAGACGGTATCCATGCTGCAAAAATGATATTTCCTAGAGTCTATATTGATCTTGAAAATTGCCGACCATTAATAGATGCGCTTAGACATTACCATAGAAAGTACAATGAAAAGATGAGAATGTTCTCAAATAAACCAATTCACGACTGGTCGAGCCACGCGAACGATGCGTTTAGATATATGGCAATTGCAATTGATGAGTTGCCAAATCAAGAAAATTTGAATAAAAGATTTCCTAATGCTATATCAGAATATAAAATATTATAAGGATTAAAATATGGGATTTTTAAGACCAAAAATACCTGCTCCACCGCCACCTCCAGCGCCAGCGCCAGAGCCGCCAAGTTTTGAGGATGAGGAAAGAGAAAGAGAAGCTAGAGAAAAAATGGAAAAAATTATGCGTGCTAGAAAAGGACGTAGATCAACTATTCTCACAGGTCCTGGTGGTCTAGCAGATGATGAAGAAAAAGTTAAAAAGAAAGTTTTGTTAGGAGAATAATATGCCATACGGATACGGTTCAAGAGGTAATTCACGAAGCAGCAATAGAGAAAGAGGTGCTGATAGAAATAGAAATCAATCTACATCAAGGTCTACTTCTAAATCTACTTCAAAGTCTACTTCTAAATCTACCTCAAAATCTACTTCTAATACTAACAATAGAGAAAGAGGTGCTGATAAAAATAGATCACAAACTATATTATCATCTGTAAGAAATAGAAATACAACTTCATTAAATATTGCTAAACAAGAAAAAGATGCTGAAGCATTTAAAGATTATTCATATCAAAAACCTTCTGGTTTAGGTAGATTTTCACCTTTAATACAATTTATGGATATTACTGGTATAGGCAAAAAAACTCACGAAATAAATAAAGCTTATTATGAAAAAAATGTTATTGGAAAAATAAATCCTGCAACTGGAAAAGCATATAGTGCAAATATAAATGAATATCAAAATTATTTAAAAGGTAGAAATGCTGGAACAATAGATGCGATGGGAAGACGAATTGCACAAAGACGAGATGATAGAAGAATTGTAACACAAGTTCAAAAAGCAGCGGTAGCGCAAGCACCTTCTGGACCTACAACTTCAGAAGTTAGTCAATCTACTTCAGCTTATGGAGGAGAACTAACAGATACACAAGAAGCTTTAAGAGTAAAAAAAAGAGGTCGAAAACAAACTATATTAACACAGTCAACTGGATTAGGTGGTTCAGAACCACTAATTACAAAAAAGAAATTATTAGGGTAAATTAATTTGGAGGATAAATGCAGATAACACCAAAAGCAAAAACAATATTAGAAAGATATGCTTCTCTTAGAACTGAAAGACAGAACTGGGAAAGCCATTGGCAAGATGTTGCGGATTATATGCTACCTCGAAAAGCAGATATTACTAAAAACAGAAGTAAAGGTGATAAGAGACATGAATTAATTTTTGATGGTACTGCAACACATGCTTTAGAATTATTAGCTGCATCTTTACATGGAATGTTAACTAATACTGTTTCACCATGGTTTTATTTAAAATATAAAAATGATGAATTGAACCAAGAAGATGAAGCAATGGAATGGTTAGAAGATTGCACACGAGTTCTTAACCAGGCTTTTAACAGAAGTAATTTTCAACAAGAAATTTTTGAATTATACCATGACCTTATAGCATTTGGTACAGCAGCTCTATTTATTGCAGAAGATGATGAGAATGAACTTAGATTTAAAAATATACATATCTCAGAAATTTATATAACAGAAAACGAAAAAGGTACTGTTGATAGCTTAACTCGTAAATTTAAAATGCAAGCTAAAAATATTTATAACGCATTTCCAGGAATTGATTTACCAGAAGAACTAGCTAAAAAATTTAGTAAAGCTCCTTATGATAATATTAGTATTATTCATAGTGTGTACCCTTCAACAGAATATACAAATAATAAATATGTTTCTTGCTATGTTCACGAAGACTCTGGTTTCTTATTATCCGAAAAAAATTTTAAAGAATTTCCGTATGCAGTTCCTAGATATTTAAAATCATCTAATGAGACATACGGTAGAAGTCCAGCAATGAACGCATTACCAGATGTTAAGATGTTAAATTTAATGTCTAAAACTTCTATCAAGGCTGCGCAAAAACAAATCGACCCACCATTAATGGTACCCGATGATGGCTTTATGATGCCAATTAGAACAGTACCTGGAGGATTAAATTACTACAGAGCTGGAACCAGAGAAAGAATTGAACCATTAAATATTGGTGCAAACAATCCTGTGGGTATACAAATGGAAGATCAAAGACGGGATGCGATTAGACAAAACTTCTTTGTTGACCAACTAATTTCTGTTCAAGGACCACAGATGACCGCGACAGAAGTTATCCAAAGAAACGAAGAAAAAATGAGAATACTAGGTCCCGTGCTTGGTAGACTACAATCAGAATTATTACAGCCATTAATTACTAGATGTTTTAATATTTTACTTAGAAATAATAAATTTAAAGAAATCCCTGAATTTATTGGCGCTCAAAATATTGAAATTGAATATGTATCACCACTTGCTAAAGCTCAGAAAACTGGTGAGCTTAATTCTTTAATGAGAGGTATTGAGATTATGGGTTCTTTACAAAATGTTGCACCTGTATTTGATTACTTAGATACTGATAATTTAGTTAGTCATATTAAAGATGTTTTAGGTATTCCTGCTAAAGTTTTAAAATCAAAAGCTGAAGTAGAACAAATCAGAGCTGAACAACAAAATCAAATGGCACAACAACAACAGATGCAGCAAGATATGCAGCAAGCTGAAATTGCTAACAAGGCTGCACCGTTAGCTAAGGTATTAGGTGAATAAAAAAGATATAACTGAATTAACCAAAACATATCAAAGAGTTTTTAAGTCTGATGACGGTAAAACCGTTTTAGAAGACTTAGAAAAAAGATGTAACGTGCATAACACATCATTTTCTAATGACCCGCACGAAACATCTTATCGAGAAGGACAAAGACAAGTAGTTCTTTTTATTAAATCAATAACAAATAGAAACCCAAAAGGAGAATAACATGAGTAGCGAAAACCAGGTAGCGGAACCACAAGTTGCGTCTGAAAACAATGTTACAGAGTTAAACAATACACCACCAATTCAAGAACAAATTGCAAATTGGAAAGATGGTTTACCAGACGATTTAAAAACAGAAAAAGCTTTAGAGTCAATTCAAGATATTCCAGGATTGGCTAAATCTTATATCCATGCACAAAAGATGATTGGTTCAGATAAAATTCCTGTACCCAATAAATATGCAACCGATGAAGATTGGCAAGCGGTTTACAACAAATTAGGTAGACCCGAAACTCCAGATGCTTATGAATTTAATCTTAAAGATAATTCAAACATTGATGAAAATGCTCTTAAAGGTTTTAAAGAAACTGCACACAAAAATGGTTTATTGCCTAAGCAAGCTGAAGCGATTATGAATTTTTATAATGATATGACGCAAAATTATATTGAAGATTTAAATTCTAAATCAGAACAAGGAAGAACTAATGCAGAGCAAGTTCTAAAAAAAGAATGGGGTGCTGCATTTGATAATAAAGTTCAGCAAGCAAGCACTATTGCTAGTAAATATATGAACGAAGATTTTGCACATTTGACTTTATCAGATGGAACCAAAATTGGAGATCATCCAGATTTTATTAAAGCATTTGCTAGTATTGCTAATGATTTAGGTGAAGATCAATTAGTAGCAGCACAAGGACCACAATACATGACACCTGCTGAAATTGATAAACAGATTGCTAGTTTACAACAAGATGGTTCAGCATACTGGAATAAAAATCATCCAGGTCATGCTTTGGCTGTTCAAGAGGTTCAAGATTTACTTGCTTTGAAGCACAATTCGAAGTAGTAAATTGAATATAGCGGATAATCGAAAGACCCGTTTGGCATTTTGGAAAGACAAAAGACCGAGAGGTTTAAAATCTAGGACGACCCGTAAGGACAATCAACCGATTAATTTAACATTAACACAACACTAAAAAGGAGACATAAATTATGTCAACTCAAATAACTACAGCATTTGTAGAACAATATTCTTCAAATGTTACTATGCTATCTCAGCAAATGGGTAGCAAATTAAGAGGTGCTGTTGATGTCGAAACGATCAGAGGAAAAAATGGTTTCTTCGATCAAATCGGTGCTACAGCAGCTGTTGCTAGAACAACTAGACACGGTGCAACTCCTCAAGTGGATACACCCCACTCTAGAAGACGTGTAACTTTAGCCGACTACGAGTGGGCTGATCTTATTGACGATCTAGACAAAGTAAGAATGTTAATTGACCCAACTTCATCTTATGCAAAAGCTGCGGCTGCTGCTATGGGTAGAAGTATGGATGATGTTATCATTGCTGCTATGGGTGGCTCTGCTGATACAGGTGTAGCTGGCGGAACTGCGGTAGCTTTACCTGCAGGTCAAATCGTAGGCGCAACTGACCAGACAGACGGTTTAACAATTGCAAAACTTTTAGATGCAAAACTTATCTTAGATAATGCAGATGTTGACCCATCTTTAAAAAGATACATCGTGTGTGGTCCACAACAAATCCAAGACTTGTTGAATACAACAGAAGTTAAAAATTCTGACTTCAACACAGTTAAGGCTTTGGCACAAGGTTCAATCAACTCATTTATGGGATTTGATTTTATCATGTCTACAAGACTTGTTAAGGATGCAACTCACACAACAGATAGAGAAATCTATGCGTTCACAGAAGATGCTGTTAAACTTGCAATTGGTTCTGACGTAAAAGCTAGAATTGATGAAAGAAATGACAAATCTTATGCTACTCAAGTTTACTATTCTATGGCAATTGGTGCTACTAGAATGGAAGAAGAAAAAGTAGTACAAATTAAGTGTAACGAGTAATAATTAGCTTGGTGAGGGGAGCAATCCCCTCATCACTTTATGAAGACAATAAAAGATTTAAAACCTGTATTACATTTTAAAAAAGATAATTATGTGTATAGGTATGTTTTAGTAGATAGATTTAAAAATACTGCTAAAATACATTATGGTTTTGATGCAAAACTTGAGAAAACAGAAAAAGAGATTTTTGCATTAGAAAATGATAGGACGATAAGAAGAAAATATATAATTAAGGAGAATAAAAAAGATGGCTAGTGTCGTAGAAATTTGTAACTCAGCACTCAATCAATTAGGTGCATCAACTATTTTATCTCTAACAGAAAATTCTAAAAATGGCAGACTATGTAATGCAAGATACGAGACAGTAAAAGATAGTGTGTTAAGAGCGCATCCATGGAACTCAGCAATCAAAAGACAAACTTTAGCAGCAGATACTGCAAATCCAGACTGGGGTTTTGCTAAACAATATACGTTGCCATCTGATTGTCTAAGAGTTTTAACTATACAAAATTATGACTCAAACTATAAAATTGAAGGACGTAAAATTTTAACTAACGATACAAGTGTTAAATTAGTTTATGTTGCTAGAATAACTGACCCTAATGAGATGGATGTTTTATTAAGAGAAACAATTTCTGCAGCGCTTGCTTCTGATATTGCTTATGCTGTTACTGCTAACGCAACTTTACAACAAAGAATGGCAGAAAAATATCAATTGAAATTATCTGAAGCTAGACATGCAGATGCTGGTGAAGGTTACAATACAGATGCTACCTTAGGTCCAACAGACAATATTTCTTCAGAAGATTTTATAAATAGTAGGTTATAAAATGCCAAAGACCCTTGTATCAGTACCAAGTTTTACTGCAGGTCAACTATCTCCTCGTATGGAAGGTAGAACAGATTTTCAAAAATATTTTTCATCTGGAAAAACAATAAACAATTTTGTAGTTCAACCTCATGGTCCAGTAGCACGAAGACCTGGCACTCATTTTGTTGCTGAAGTAAAAGATAGTTCTAAAGATACTAGACTTATTCCTTTTTCTTTTTCAACTACTCAAACTTATATTTTAGAATTTGGCAATCAATATATTCGTTTTTACAAAGATGATGGACAAATATCATCTGGAGGTTCACCTTATGAAATTAGTTCACCATACTTAGAAACAGAATTATTTGATATAAAGTTCGCACAGTCTGCTGACGTTATGTATCTTTGTCATCCCAATCACGCAGTTAGAAAATTATCTAGAACAGGACACACCGCCTGGACACTAACTACAGTTGATTTTAAAAATGGTCCCTTCCAAGAACATAATACTACCTCTACAACTATGACAAGCTCTCATACTGCAGAAGGTGCTTCAACTGTATTAACATTGTCTTCAACAACTGGTGTTAATTCTGACCAAGGTTTTTTATCTACTGATGTAGGAAGATTAGTTCACATTAAAGATGGTCATGTTAAAATTACAGGATACACGTCATCAACTTCTGTAACTGGAACCGTACAATCAGTTATATCTTCTGGTTCTGCAACAGATGATTTTGCAATGGGTTCTTTTTCTGACACAACTGGACATCCTAGATGTGTTACTTTCTTTGAACAACGATTAGTATTTGCAGGCACAACTAATCAACCTCAAACATTATTTTTCTCTGTATCAGGCGATTATGAAAATATGGATGATAATTACCATGGAGCTACCACAGATAGTTCAGCAATGATTTATACAATTGCATCTAACCAGGTTAATGCCATACAAGCTATCAAAGCTACAAGAACTTTAATTGTAATGACAACTGGTGGTGAGTTTACTGTAACGAGTGGAGGAACTACTGCACCTATAACCCCTACTAATCTAAACATTAGAAAACAATCTAACTATGGTTCTGCAGGAGTAGATGGAATATCTATTGGTAACTCAACTTTATTTTTACAAAGAGCTAAAAGAAAAATAAGAGAGCTTGCTTATAACTTTGATACAGACGGTTATATTGCACCCGACTTAACTATACTTTCAGAAAATATAACTTTTTCTGGTGTTATTCAAATGGATTATCAACAAGAACCTTTTAGTATTGTTTGGTGTGTTAGAATTGATGGTAAGTTAACAGGTATGACTTACAATAGATTGCAAGACGTAGTTGCTTGGCATGAACATGATTTTGGTGGAACCGATGCTAAATGTAAATCAGTTGCTGTAATTGATGTTGATACTGATGAAGACCAAGTTTGGGTTATTGTTGAAAGAACAATTAATGGTGCTACTAAAAAATATGTTGAGTATTTAACACCATATAATTTTAATTCAGATTTAGAAGAAATACATTTTGTAGATAGTGGATTAACATATTCTGGAGCTTCAACATCTACGTTAAGTGGTTTAGATCATTTAGAAGGTGAGACAGTAAAAATTATCATTAATGGAGCAACACACCCAGATAGAGTAGTTAGTGCTGGTTCTATATCACTAGACATTGCAACAACCGATGCAGTTGTTGGTTTAGGCTATAGCTCATTATTACAAACAATGAGAATAGATGAAGGTAGTGGAATTACAGATCAAACTAAAACAAAAAGAATTTACGATGTAACAGTAAGATTTTTTGAAACAGTAGGTGCTAAAGTAGGACCCAATGAAGATAACTTAGATATTATTCCTTTTAGAGATAGTTCAGCTGCTATGACCGCACCTGTTCCTTTATTTACAGGAGATAAATCTACAGAGTTTCCAAGTGATTATGGTACAGATGGATTTGTAGTTGTTAAACAAGATCAACCTTTACCTATGACTATCTTAGCAATCTATGCAAGATTGGAGCTATACGATACTTAATGGATATAGTTCCTTTTAAGTCAGAACACGCAGAATTTATATTAAGCCAACAGCTTAATGCACAAGAGCTTTATTTAAAACCAGAGCATAGGCAATATGCTCAGTATTTAAAAAGAGTTGGGATGTCGTTTACTGCGCTTATCAATAATAAGCCTATAGCGGCAGGCGGCATTTATTTGCTGTGGGATGGTGTAGCCGAAGGGTGGGTTATG